AAGAGTTTATCATAATTTTAAAAATGGCGATTAATTTTTTTTATAAACATATGTAATTATTTAAATTTATTCATATCAAAAAACATCCTGCTCTTTAAGCTCACTAATAAGAGCCGCCTTACCTAACATGCGCTCTCTAGATAGCGTTTCTTTCTTGGTTTGGCGACCCATTCCACGTCCGCCACCTTTATTCCCAACTCTTTTAGACCAATACTCATAGTCACAATTTTGAGGCTTACTGCCTTTTCGAGTCCTACTCATCAAAAAACATCCCCATCTTTAATATTAAGCATCCGCTCTGTTTTTTCTAACATCTTGTCGAACCATTCTTTAGATTCTACAAGTCCCATCCCTCGATACTGGTCAAACCATTGATGGCAGGAATGGCACAAAGGTATTGTGTATTTATCATCTGCTTTAATCCCCTTGCCTTTACCATGTTCACTGAAATTAGAATGAGCCGCTTGTGAGTGAGGATAGCCGCATCTAACGCATGGTAATTTTCTTATTGCAGCAAGTCGCTTTGCATCACGCACTTTTAAGGTTCTGTTTGATGTTAGCAATCTGAGTGTCGATGTCTCTGATTCGACGCTTGCAGTCTTGTTTGAATTGATCTCTCGCATTGAGATGATTCAAATTTTCTAAATTAAACCGATCTTTGTAGAGTAAATCTAAATTCTTCTTCGCTTCGATTGTGTCCATGTTCACCCCAATCCATATGACTTAGATGAAATGAGCTTTGTAATAAGAACGTTTACTGTGGTGTGAGGTATCTTATCGTTTTCCTACCACAAACTAATTATGCCCACTCACTTCTCTAAATTTAATGGCACGCCATGCAGGACTCGAACCCGCATCAATCACACTAGAATTATGATGTCTTATCCAATTAGACGAATGGCGTAAAAAAGAAAACCCCGTCAAACGACAGGGCTACAAACACTTAATCTTTCCACACTTTCTGCATTCTTTCTGATTGAACATGTCGGATTCATATTCCCAAACATGAAAACAGAATACTTGCCTGATGATTCGGAGCATGTGAACCTCCAAAAAAATAGCCCTACGTTTAAGCATCGACTAGAACTCCAGTCCAGCACATCGGAATCCAATGTTCTAAGCTTGTAGGGCATAAAAGCAAAAAGCCCACGATTAAGTGAGCTTTGATGTGTTGGTCTTCGGAAATCCGTAATACGACCAGTATAGAAAAACATTACCTTAAATCCGTTTAGCTGTCAATTGTTTAGCTTTTTACGGTATAGCCCCACATAGAAATCGATTTCGTCTTCCATGTCTTTCAAAATAATATCTACCATTGTACCGAGATAAGCATAGTTCTTACTGTATGTATCTGCTTTAATCTCATCGATGCCGCAGAACTTTAATTGACCTTGCAAAGTACGATCTTCTTTGATCACTGGACGCATCTTAAAAAATACCTGCATTCGAGCCACCTTCATGCAGAACAGCTTCAAATCAAAGTGATGTCGCTGGCGCTCTTTGCTTGCCGCTTCATATAAGATTTCACCAATATGCTCCACAAGTGTCTTGAATGCCTGTGTCGTGTCTCTTGAATCACCCCAAACTAATATCTCACAATATGCCTTAGTTGCTTCATCTTCAATTGAAGCAATAGCCCCGCAACGCTCTTCCCAAGTAGGCGCCTTCTCTCCTGTCGATGCAGTAGACGTTTCATAGCTTGCCGTTTTAGCTCTCATTTGCTGACCAACCCATTCAAGATTTGATAATTTTTCCGTTACTACTGCATTCATCTCTTTCCCCTTACTTGCCGTATTTCTTGATGTGATTTCTGACTTTTTCTCTGTTGACTTCTCCGCTCGCTATCTGTTCATACATTTTTCTGGTCTGCCAAATGACATAAATAATGAGAAGGGGAGAAAATAAAATTCTCAGGATGATTAGAAGCAGCTTTAAAGAAGCTTCTGCATAGTCCTTGAGGTCACACCAATGATCTTCAAACCATCCCTTTAGAAAGAATCCTTGCCATTGGAGTGTGAGCTTTAATGCATCTACATCTACCTTTGATTTCATACCGTCACCCTCAAATAGTTTCTAAATCTAAGATTGTTATAGTTCCCCAATGAACTGCACCGGTATCAATCCAATAGCAGTTATCACGCTTACATGGTTTTTGAGTTACTGTATGCCCCATAATCACTGCATCTACACCATTTACATGCGTGTATTGCTGATTGTCAGTATCAAGACGCTCACGACCCCACATAGCTAAATCTGATGGAGCACGGTTTTTAGATGGCTGACTAAACGAGTCCTTAAACTCATTCCAATCATTCTGTTCGATATGCCCATGCACAATTCCAAACTTCTTGCCTTTGTGGTTTATCTCTAAAACAATTGGTAATTCAGAGAATACTTTTGCAATGTTGTACATAGCTTGCCCATCAAGCATGTAGAACCACTCACCACCATTGTCTATATGGCAACGTTTATATGACTGATCATGTAAGCCGCCAATGCATAGATCCTCGTGATTGCTGCGAACTGATGTAAACCATGGCTTAGAAAGCAACTCGATACATTCAAGATTCTGCGCACCGCGATCAACAAGATCACCAACAGCAACAAGAAGATCATTATCAAAGTCAAAGCCAATTTCCTTGAGGCGATTCATCAACAAGTTGTAGCAGCCGTGAATATCTCCAACTGCATACAGCTTGCCTTTAATTTCTTTATCCCAAACCTTCACCAATCCCATCACGCCACCTCAAATCATCAAATACTTTTTAATTTCATCTATGGCTTCATCTGCACCGAAGCAGACTTTGCACATGTAACCTTGTTCTTCTAAGCGTTGAATCATGAGCCTTTGACTTGGTTGTAACTTCCCTTTCTTTGACTTCAATTCAATCCAAAGCCCGTGTATCTCACCATTTGGAACAATTAGCTGAAGGTCTGGAACACCAGCCTTCACGCCCAACTTCTTAAACTTTGCAGCTTCAAGGATGTTTCTTGAGCCACCATTAGGAATATGAAACAGGTAATCACTCAAACGACCTGACCCATATTTCACACGATGCGCCCAACTCATGAGCGTCATCTGTTCTTGATCTTCTGTAGGCACTCGATTAAATCGCTTAGAACGAGCTGCCTTTTGTGACTGGACCCTTTGAGCCTCTTTGAATGTGGTCATAGCTCAATCCTATGGTTGGTTAGGCTTGCACCTTTTGAGGTGGCCTCTTCTGCTTTCTTGCGATGTTCATCGTATTGATCCCCCTTGAGCGCTTGCTCTCCAATCAATTCATACTTGTTTGCGCCACATCCAAAGCAATGTAGAAGTGCATAACCATCTTTATCAGAAACTATTGCCTGCAATGGTTCTTTGCCACATTGTTTACACATGCCATTTACCATTGCTGCTATTGATTTCCCTTTCCATGCACCTAATTCCTGCTCAAGGAATTGCACCCGCTTTTGCAGCTCGTCACGTTCTTTGATTAACACTCTCTTCTCGGTTGCGAGTTGCAAACGTCTTTTCTCATGCTCGCTGATTACCTTTTGTTGCTGAAGCAGGCCAACAGACATTCTTTTATGTGATGCAAGTATTAGTGAGATATCGTCTTGCAACCCCTCCACTTTCGCTTGCATTGATTGCTGACCAGCCTCGTAGGCACCCTCCAAGCCAAGAGAATATGGAATTTTTCCGTTACTAGAACACCACTCAATAAATGTCATTGGTTTATCCATTATTCACCTCAACTCAGCCAACCAAGAAACGCTAGAAACGCAACCAACAATAGGAATGCTTGAAAATCTGTCATGATTGTTCCCCTATCGTTTTGCAGTTAGGCGAAATGTGGTTTTCTATGGGGAAGTCGTCTCCGATCAGCTCTAGAAAGTTCTCGTGAAGCACCTTTGCGAACTCGGGATGCAGTTCTTGTAAGCTTCCTACTGGCTCAGGCAGAGAAGGCATGTCAATGCGACATCCCAGTGCAATTTCTTCTGGCTCAGCTTTACGCCATTGTTCCATTTGCGATTTATGTACTTGCCCATCATTGCAATAGAAATAGTTCTTACCTTCTGAAAGGATTTGCAGAACTGGCATGAAAGTCTTGTCATACTTTTGGTCAATCACGATGTGATCCCCGACTTTAAAATCACGCATGGCTGGCTCCTTTTAAACTTGGCAATTGATCAATAAACTCCAAAGCTTCTTCAAGGCTCTCTGCATACCCAACATCGAGTTGTGGCTCACAATCAGGGTCCGCATCTAAGAGTTTGTTTTCAGTATCGGCGTCTATGTCAATAAAGTAAGCACCACCACCACCATAACAATCAGACATGTATTCCCAATGAACTTCTGCGGGAATCCCTTTCTTCTTGAGTTCTGATCTAATTTTTCTACTACTCACGGAATCACCTTTATATTTTTCATAAGCCAATTAGAAGCTGCCGGATGTTTCCAAGCGCCTAGTTCTTCGTACCAACACATTAGATTGCCGCTTTCTATTTTGAAGAATCTTGTTTGACCACCCAACGAAGTAAAGAAGTGTGTAGCGCCATCTGGAGTGTCTTTTTTATTACTCATCCCCGCCTCCGTATATTGATTCGTGGTC